TGTTTTTCTTCTTTGGAGCTCTTCTCTGTGTTTTGACTGGAGTAGATTCCGTTTTAGCGGATGTCTTCTCCTTAGAGGCCTCGGCATACATGACATCATTGTCAACAACGATATCAACAACAGGCCGTTTAGGTCTCTTCGTATCAACGCACAGGGGTGCTTTGAGCAGGTTTGAGATGTATTTAACACCTCGGAGCCACTCATCAAAGATTTTGCGGTCAAAGTCAGGAAACTGTATTTCAAACTCGGCGTCCATCCACCCATCTTGATTTGAATTTGGAAATTGCACAGAGGCTTCAAACTTAGACCACCACGATTTAAGGTCACAGGCAAACTTAATGCGTTCGCCTCCCCCAAGCGTAATGGCTCGTTTGCAGATCTCTCCGATAACGGGCGTATTTCCATCAGTCGCGACATATCCCCTTGATTTCTCAACCAGTTTTCCTGCAGCTGTAACGCTTTCTGGTAGGCGAACCGTTGTATGAAATTTCGAGAGTTGTCTCTTGACATCACACATACTGTCAAGACGACCAAACCAAACCTCGGGCGAATAATAGCGAGCCAAGAATGTGACTCCCCTTTGTCCCCGGTCGACCACAAATGCTTCGAGCTCGAGTCCAACTTTACTGGCTGCCCACTGGTGTTCCCTAGTGGGGAGATTAGGATCCAGTCCATCATCACCAAGGTGTATTCCGAGTCTGGAAAAAGCATCTTGGGGTTGAACGTATCCTTTGCTATCGCTACATCGGCGGTATGCCAAGTAAGCGGTAAAGGCAGCTCGTAAAGTTTGAAACGTGCTCGTTGCAGAGCATCCAGAGCCGTGCGAGGGTCCTTGTTGGAACGTAACGCCGCTGGGCAAAATACCGACATTGTTAAAGTTCCTCTTTAGCAGATCATTCAAAACCGGCCGATGGTTCACAAAGGCCTTCATGCAAACCCTTCTTTCAACTTGCCTCAATAACTCGCTGATGGTGCCATCCATCCGATGATAATCGGAGGCATTGACAAAATCAGCGGTTTGGCATAGTTCACTTACTCGTTCTGCGATACGTAGGGGCGTCATCCCTGGGGCATACCAATTGAATTGTTTCAGATGTTCAGATAAGGCCAGCGAAAACTGCGCCATGGTTAACTTATCCGAATCATTATAGGTAGAGATGTTGCGTGGGTCTTTTGGACCCGCGTAGGCCTCCGCCTTAACAAAACATTTCAAAACCCTCTTGGTTTGAGGTCCCGATACGATCGCCTTTAAGAGCGAGAGTTTTTGGGCCGGTCTTGTTTGCTTATCCATGATGATTTCCACCGGATAAGGCTCAAGGACCGCGTCACCCACGACTAACAACGCAAATTCGTCTAAGCATTTCTCGACAAATGCGTTGTATTTGGGCTCTGGTTTCTTTAACTCGTTAATGCGTCCTTCGACGGTCCGCCTTTCACTGGCGGGGTCCTTCGTAGGTGCAAAAGCTTCGTTGCAGAGTGGTGACATGAAAGCTTCCAGTTTTGGGCGGGACTCTTGATCAAACGTATTCGGTTCAAATGAGTAGGCCCTTACGGCCTGTCCAACTGGATATACTATGGGTGTGATGGCTGGGGTTGTCATACGATAAAATTCAGTAAGAACTGCAGCTGCAGCCCTCTCTTCTTTATCCAGCCACGAGGCGGTGGTGGGTAACATTAGGTTCGTCGAGCCTAATCTAGTCACCGTCCCAATTGCCTCATCCTTGATAGAATCAATAGTTGCACAAAGATAGTGATTAGGTCTACCTGTTGTGTACATTGTTCGCCCCTCCTTATGCACCAAAAAGCGCACAAAGCTGGTATTATCCTTCGCTTTGATGATCGGATCGAACCTTTTCAGGTCCGTACCTCTTATCAGGAAGGAAGCAAGGAATGCGTGGATGCCACTCCACGTCTTTATCGGTGCCAGTAAAACGAGCTGTCTAGAATAGCCAACTTGCTTTCTCTCTACTGCATAAGTCGTCATCTTGTAAGTTAATCCAAGAAAAGTCTTCCTCGCAATAAGAGAGTCGGCGCCATAATCCCATAGACGATGCTGATATCTTCCGCCCCCAGCGACGATTGTCACAAGCTCTGCACTTTCATTAAAGTAAAAGCTCGTGTCGTCCTGGCTAGCTGACGAGGCATCCTGTGGTACTACTGTGTACATTAGGAGCGCCTGTTGCCAGTCAGCCAGAAAAGAGGGCATGTCAACATAGTAATCAACATCGCACATGTATAGGAGGTCGCGTGATAATGCTTCATCACAGCGGTTTCCAACATTCGTGTCTTTAGCCCAACGCCATTCCCTGTTTCCCACCAGTCCTTTCCTTTGATCAGATTTTGACATCTGATACGAATAGACCCTGGTTCCAAGGCGGGAGGCCATGGATTGGGAAAACAGAGTAGCAGTGCTGCGCAAAGATGCAGCACTGGCGTGGGTGTGCCCCTTGACCTTTCGGGCGGGGGGCAGCACGGTTGTGGAGAACACGTCTCTCACCAACTCGGATTCATTATCCGGGTTAGTCGAGACATACTCCACAAAGGCTGAGAGAGCACTCCTCAACTCAGTCTTCTTCCAAACAATTGTAGCAGTCGCAGTTGCTGCTAGAAACGCAATGTTCTTTACTTGTTGGGT